AAAAGAATTAATTTTTTCGCAAAAAAAAGAAATTTTCGCAAAGAATTTTTTCGCAAAAGAAATTTTCTCTAAATTTAGAATTCTAACAAAAAACTAATTTAGAATTTTCACGAAACTTTCAACCAATTTTCACGCCTGAGCCTTCTTCTTTCGCCCACGCTTTTTTGGCTCAACAGAAATTTCAAGAGCATCAACAAAATGCGTAGGCTCTTCAGGAATATCAGACCGTTCAAGGACAGGAATTTGAAGCGGTTCAAGCTCCAATTGAAGCTTCCTAAACTCTAAAAGAAGATCCTTAACCTCCTTAATCTTTTTCTCCATGTCTTCTAATAGTTTTATAATTTCCATTATATAATAATAAAAGAAAAAAGTCTTTATTAAACTTTTAATTGTATATTATATAATGGCAATAGACACACCACCTATTTACTCAGGTATCACATATAATAGTGCGTTCTTCCCTGATAATTCAGTAACAGGACTGAACCAAGCACAGGCGAATGCCCTTTATTTACGTAAAACAATTCCTGATACTGCTACAGCATTAGAAACATTTCAAGCTGGTATAAAAAGTGATACGATTGCTTCGTATGGTGGTTTTGGCGGAAGTATCTATACAGACCCTGGACCCACTCAAACTTATACAACTTTAGTCTGTCAAAATAACTCAACGTGTTCCTTTGGTGGTTCTGCTGGAACATGTAATTTGGGCGGTTTATCTTCTGGTATTAACATTGGTTTTAATATGCCTACTTCAACTCAAATTACCATAGCCACAGCAACCGTTCAAGATACGAATATTGCCATTGCTACACGTGGAGTTTATCCAACAGGAACAAATAAGATCCTAATTGGTGCGAGTGCGAACACTACCACTTTATCAAGCGGAACAACATCTATTACATCTGGAACGATTAATTTGGCGACTACTGCTGACTGTGCTGTTTCTATTGCTAATAGTGCCTCACAGTCAAGTAATATACTAATAGGAACGAAGGCAACATTCATAACAGGATCTAATAAATTAGTCTTAGGAGCATCAACAAATAGTTTATATTTATCAAGTGGAACGGTTTATGCGAATACTCCTATAACTCCATCATATTCCTATCCTATTACTACAAATACACAAATTGGTTATACAGAAAGCCCTACTATTACGTGGTTTACAACTGGATTGACAACTATGGCAACATCAACCATATTACCTATTGGTAATTATCTTATGACGTTTTCTATATCTACAAATGGTGCTTATACTGGTAATTTAGTCTATTTTGCGAGTAATGTATATAGTACAGAATTAGATGCTTATAGAACTGGTTGGACTTCATCTGGACCAGTTAATTGTGTAGGTGGAAGTTATACTTTTTGTAATACGGTAGCAAGAAATATTCAATTAATGAACTTAGTAGGAAATACTCAAACATTGGCGTTTGGTGCGTGGAATATTATGCGTATTAGTTAAGCAATTCTTACTCGTCTAACGGATGAACCAAAAGCAGTAGTATCAGATTGAATAGACATAGCACTGCCAGTGTAAATAAGATTTAATGTAAGTGTATAAGTAGTTGTTCCATCACTAACTATATAATAACTTCCTGATAAACCAATTCCATTGGATGCTAAATATTGAGTTGTTGTATTACATTGGATATGTAGAGGAACTGTTGAATAAATACTTCCATTATTATTATAGATAAAATATTGTGTAAGTATAGAAGACCCAGCAGATAGAAACCTGAATGAATAAGTGATTAACCAAACCCCAGCAGGTAAAGTTATTGGTCCAAATGAGTTCGTATCAACTCCGCTTACCATACTTGTAGCACCTATCGTATCTTTCACTGTATAACCAATTTGAGAGGTTGTTGTAATAGCAGAAGGGACATATCCAACCGTCAAAGGACTATTCACGTTAATCGTTCCACTTGATAGTGATAAGGTTGATGCTGAATTACCAATAGTACACGTTCCTTTACTTGTTACCGTTTGTATATTTACATTACCATTGGTTATAGTTCCAGTATGACTACCAGTTAAGATATTCACATTTCCTGCGGTTTGACCTGTTGTATAAGCACCATTCAATATTTGAACGTTATTACTTGCTCCATTACCATTACCAATATGGATACCTCCACTTGATGTATCGCCATCGCCCAAATGTAACACGACTGAACGAGATACTTCTGCTGCTATTTCCACGTTATTGGTTGCTGAACCGTGTCCTATTTGGATAGTGCCACCAGTTGTAGTAGGGTCTATCGCATTTACCTTGATACCGCTATTAAATGTTTCCAAAGCGGTTGCCGTGTCTGGAAATGTCTTACGTAGATATAACGCATTTGCTTGTGCTTCATTAAGTCCTGTTGTTAAATTATCAGGAAAGAACAAACTATTATAAGTAATTCCAGAATAGATGGGTGGTGTATCAATCGCCATTATATAATATACAATTAAAAATTTTTTTTAAAGATATAATATATAATGAGTTTTTCTTTAGTATTAACGCAATCAAATGTTGTAGCTGGTTCTAATAACTCTATTTACCAATACAACTTTATAGGTGGAAACTTTCCTTTTAAGGATAATGAGATATGTATTACTCAAGCAACAATACCGTACTCTTTTTTTAATATAAATGGTTCATACGGAAATACGATAACTTTGACCTTTCCATTTGCCACCCCAGTAGGGCCGACAGATTTAACAATAAACTCAGGGTTCTATACTGTGACAGATATTAATTTGTGGTTTCAAAACTATTGTGTTGCTAATAAATACTATGCTGTAAATAGCAGTGGTCAGAATGTATATTTCCTTGCGTTCTTTACTAATACGACTTACTACGCAAACCAAATTGTATTTACTACATTGCCTACTTCAGCCCAAGCTACAACATTAGGATGGACGATACCTTCTGGAGCAACGTGGTCGTGGCCGGCATCACCAGCAAATATGACCGTAGCATTTGCTTCTAGTGGTTCAATTGCTAATCTTCTTGGTTTTGCTGGTGGTTCAAGTTATTCAGGAACGGTCGGAGTTGGTGGTGCTTCTTCTTCGCAACTTTCAACACAAACACCAGTCGGTTCATTCGTGAATAGTATCCTCTTAAGAAGTAATTTGATTAATAACAATGTAGGTTCGCCAACCGATATCTTGGATAGCATGCCTATCGCAAATACAACATTTGGAGCAAATATTAACTATGCCCCAAGTTTTGCGAAATGGGTAACTGTAGCAGATGGTACTTACTCACAATTTAACATTTCACTTTTTAATGAACTCTTACAGCCTATTGTAGCACAAGATAGTAGAGTATTAATTACGCTTTTGGTTAGAAAGAGAGGAACAGCCTAAACCTTAATTTTCTATTGTATTGTATATGAAGAAGATGATATTGCCACAACGCTATAAAATGATGAAGGGGATGGGAGCGAGACTTGGCTTTTCAAGTAGTAGGATACAGGGGACAGTAGATAGAGCAGTGGGAGGAATGGTTAAACAAATGGCAGGTATGTCAGTGACCCCAAAACTAAAACCTTTGCGTTTCAAACTTTGATACTTTTAAAAAAAGTATCGTCAAAAACTGTGGCACGAGGCGAAACGCGTCTGATACTGGTTGTACTTAATCTTATTCTTTGTTTTATGAAGAAACTGAATTAGATCAGGTCTATTAATTTTTACGAATAACTTTTCAAGAACAAAGTGATAAGGAAGTTTTATTTTAATTTGATTAAAAAGAAATATTAACTTGTCTATTTCTTCGTTTGATAAACGAGGATATGGAACACCAATCTTTTTAGCAATTAGATAAACCACATCATAATACGTATTTAGTTTATTCTTCTTTAGAATGTTATAAATATCGTGTGTTGTTTTTGCGTCATTCATTAAAGGTAAGATATGAGTTATATCCTTATCTATCAATCCAATAAATTCATGAAGTCTTACTTTCATATAGGTAGATGGTATATAAATATTTGGCTGTTGTCTTTCATTGTAAGCATATTTGCTATCAATAAGAAACGGAAACATTCTAAAGCATCTTTTACATACCATATGACCGTCATCTTCAACTAATTCACCACAACACTCATTTAAACTTTCAGAAAGTTTAGCAAACTCTTGTGATTGAACGGCGAAACGTTCAGGAAACCCTAATTCAAATAACTTATCCATTTATATTAAGAGATATATTTATTCTTTATCTCTTAACATAAATGTCGTAGGGGGGCTAAACCCCCTCTTTAATTTCTTGACTAAAACTCTCAAACTGGATCTTTGGAAATAGGTAACATTGACTTAATTTATTGTAACCGCATGATATCTTTCGTTTATAAAACTTTTTTTTGATTAAATCCTTAATCTCTAAAACGGGTATTAAATATAACTCATATTTATCGCCGTCAATTTCAAAGATGGCATAATAGTCTGCTTCTGTAATGGATATACCCGATGCTTTACTATTGCTTTCATATTCAATGAGAACATTATCCGTTTTAAACATAAACCGATCTGCCTTTACTTCATATTTGACACCATCAAGTATTAAGTCATATTCTCCCTTTATGGATTGAATACATTCTTGGTGTGGAATAAGTTCTTTTAGTATTTCTTCATAAGAATTACCAAATGCTAAAGTTTTCTTCCATTCATCATCTTTCATTTATATAGGATGAGATATTTATTTATCAGAAAACTACGTTTTCCGAACCTTTCCTTTAAGGAGGTGCGGAACCTTTGGTTCTGCTTACCAGAGTAAATTAAGGGAATACCAGCCACGTGTAAATGGAACATTATCTTTCTTGTGTCTTTTCCAATATAGTTCACGTTTCTTTTCAGCAAGTTCTGGATCTATTTCTTTATACAACTGATAGTCTAGGTATCTAATATCTCCTATACTTGTCAAATACTCACCATCTTTATAGACATCTAACTTGTAAAATTTATTTGTAGATGGTTTTATTTCAACGCCTAATGACTTTGCTTGTTGTAAATGGTAAGGTCTAATTTTATACGCAGAACCAAGGTTCCGCACCTCCTTAAAGTTTTCTGACATATATTATACAATGATAAAAGAAGATGTCGTAGGGGGGCAAAACCCCCTAATAAAGTCTTGTCCTAATTGCTTTCAGTTTGTAGTCATAGAACAAATAAATTGTAATATCTTTAGGTGTGGCGTTTTTAAAGATACGTTTGAATGTATTCCTCCGCATTCAAGTAAAGAACAAATAGAACTATGGAAAAAAGCAAATAGAATATGGGGTTGTGGTACTCCTATGGAATTAGTTAATAATGAATTGGTGGTTTGCGAGTATAAGTAGTCTTAAGATACATCTCATTTTCATACAAACATTTGTAAAGTTCGTCAAGATCAGGACGGCATTGACGAATTCCGAACTCCATGAAACACTTCTTGTAGTTTTCACGTAATTTATCGCAGTCCATATATATATAACTTATAAATTTTCTATTTCTTTAAATTCTTGTAAAGGGTTTCTTGGTAATTCTATTTCTTTTGATCTTATTCCGTGGTCAATCTTATATTTATCTTCATTAACTTCTCCTTCCGTATCTCTTTCTATCTTTATACAACACAGTTCAATCTTTTTACATTTACTATCATAGCAAAGTTTTAAGGTAATACCACACAAAGCGCTTACTGACGCAACCAAGAAGGATAGAAATATTTCACTCAACATATATTTATCTTTTAAAAAGATAAGGCAAATTGTCGTTGGGGGGCTAAACTCCCATTTTAAAAGTTTTCTAAAGTATATATATGAAGAATTGGTATGAGGCATTACCTAAAGATAAGGCATTGAAGCGCGATAAACATTTTAAATTACACCTGATTGAACCTAATAGCATGATCGTAGCGCTCGGCGGAACAGGTACAGGAAAAACTAACGCCCTAGTTGATTTCATCAGCAGGAAGAATGAGGCGTTTTACCAAATTATTATTTATTCAGGTAGCACGACAGAAGAACCTTTATATCAATTCATTAAAGAAAAGTTACCTGAAGTACAATACTACAATGATATTGATGAAGTTCCTGAATTAAACTCGTTTGAAGATACAAAAGATCAAGAAAAATTAATCGTGTTTGATGACTTTATTAATCTACCAAAAAAAGATATGAAAAAAATTAATGAATATCTTACGTCTGGTCGTAAGTTTGGATTTACTGTCTGGTGTATGGCACAAAATTATACAAGCGTACCTAAAACAGTCTTACGAAATACAAATTATTTTATTATCTTTAAATTGAATGAGACGTATACGATCAATCACATCTTGAAGATGTATAATTTATATAATGTTGATAAAGATAGGTTTCTCGCTTACTATCAAGACGCAACAAAAGATAAATTAAACTTTTTTCTTATTGATATGAAGAACAAACAGTATCATCTCCGTAAAAACTGGCTAAATACCTACCCTATCTAAAAGGATGTCGTAGGGGGACTAAACCCCCAACATATAGAGAAGCCTTATTTGTTTTTTAGCTTTATCTAATGTAGTATGATACGCATGGATCTTTCCAGTTTTAGTATTGATAACAGAGTAACCACCCCTAACTTTTTTTATTTCAAACGGCATATAGTATATGATATAAAACAACTTCATTCTTCTGTCGTTGATTGCTAAATAGATCAAGAAATGCTTTATAAAACTTATCCTTGTCCTTTCGTCCATTCATAAACTTTAAAAAGGCACAGCAATAATAGCCACAAGATGACGAGTTAATACTCTGTAGTTGTTCTTTTGAATAATTGTAGTCTTCACCTATTAAATCTTCAATTGCTTCTGGTGCTGGAAAGCCGTAACTATCAAAATACCAGCATTTATTACCATCTCTTATTAGGGCAGTCCAGTGACTTTGTCCGTTTAAATTGATAATGGTATTACCTTGTTTTATTTCTGATAATTCATTAGCAATAAAACACCCATTACATGGAATGTCTAAACGTTTTAAAATAGTATCTATGTCTAAATCACTCAATTCATTCATTATATATTATATTGGAAAAGTTGTCGCGAGGGGGCGAAACCCTTTAAAAAACCTTTGACGACACTTTGGAAAGTGTCTACATAGTAAGCATACCAGTCTCAACGTTGATAACCGCACGATTAAGGTAAAAAGTGAAAACGAGTATATCAATCGCCACACCACTGTTATTCGTGAAACTGATAGACAAGTTTCGCATCGTAGCCTTGTCAGCATCAGTACCACGAGCCAAGTCAACATAGTATAGACGATTGAGACTTTCCCACTCTTTTTGTGAGAGAACACCTTGGTTAAGAGCCATTTCAGGTACAACCGTCTCCGCAATAGACACCTGTTCTAGCCAACTCTCAAAAGTGTAGTAGAGAGAAGAAGAATTTAGCACTGATTTGCCTCCCAAATTTACAGCTAGATTTATCAAACTTAGGGGTGCGTTTGTTGCTGGTGCCGTGTCAAATGGACTTTGGTATTGCGAGAACCCGATCGTTCCAGTTGAACCATCCACAAGCCTATTCTGCGAGGAACTGATGAAAGGTACAATAAGTATTCCAATTGGGTTCTTAATTCCGCTTTGGATTAGCTGTGAGAAGCTGTTATTCACTGGTATGTTATTGTATTGATTAAAGATAAAGTTCTCAAATACAATTTCTTTAGCAGAATTTTCAGTGATGTACTTCTGAGCAATAGACGGATCAAGTTTAATTTGCGAGTAGTAAGCACGGCACGAAGGAAGGGGGTGCGATGCTGGGCCACTCAAGTTCGCCGTTCCACCAGTAATAGCTAGAGATGTGGTTGGAACACGAGCAATAAAGCAACCAAAGGCAACCGTTACCGCAGTAGAAGGCACATTCGCTAAAGTAGAAGCAGTTGATGTGCCGTTTACGTAGGCAACGGTTCCAGCGGTGTAGTTGAGCGTCAAAGGACAGGTATTAGTGAAAGTATTAGTAGTAGGATAGCCAAAAGACATGGTTGTAGTTGCTGGTTCAATCACAGGAACAACCGCAGTACCAGTATTGAGGTAGCACCTTAGAACGCAATCCATCTTACGAGTAAGCCCTATCTTATCAAACACATCACAAAGATAGCGAAGTGGTAAAATAGCTACATCGTACCATACCATTTTATTACCGCTTGTAGTGTAGTAAGGTCGCCACTCATTGACAAGTGTAGCCGATGTCGCAAGAAATGGCTGGTTCGCACCTGTGACTTGAGCGGAACCGTAAATGTTTTTAGATACGGCACCAGTTGAAAACGAAGATTGAGTAGTAGAAGTGTATCGTGCGATACGTTTAGCAAGAGCATCATTTACAACACTATCATTTTGAAGTGTGGAAGGAACAGTTTGAATTCCGTTATTGATACCAGATGTAGTGTATGGGACGTTATTACATAAACCAACCCCCGATTGAGCACGAGTGGAGGCGGCCGCCGTTGTGTAGAAGGCAGGAGCAAGAGAACTATCAAGACTATCAGCCATACCAAGCGAAGAAGACAAGTTTTTAAGATCATTGGTTGTCATTTGCGAAAGCATCTTAAAGTTACGAGCCACATTGACGAAAGATTGGCAATCATTTACAATTTTTCCAGAAACTTGAGCCTCAATTTGATGGACGAGGTGGTGGTAGCCATTTTTGAGACTGAGGAGAGTATAACCAGTTGAAGAAGGTGCCACTGAAGCACCTGCCGAAGTGTAGCATTCAGCCACGTTAATAATAGGAATAGTAAGAAACATATCAGCACTATCAGTAAAGTTTCCAGAGTTGTAAATGCTTGAAAGGTCAAATTGAACTAAACTCTGAGTAGTATTAGTGTATACACCACTCTGAATATCATTCAAGTTGTTCCAAACTTTTTCTTGATAAGGAGTATAACGACTTACACCCTGAACTTCTTCAGACTTAGCGAACGCAAAATTATCACTTTGAGCCATTATATATTATACAATAGAAAATAAATTCAGAAAAAAAGGAGATAGAAAAAGAGAAAGACATGTAAAATGTAGTTTCTATTATTTTATACTATAATATATAATGTCCGCCGAAGAGTTGAACGCGAGAGATTTAGCCATTGAAGAACAATTAAACTTTCTTTCAAAACAGTCAGCACCAAAGGAATTGGCTAATAAACCACTAAAGATCAAGAATGAACTCACAAAGGATATGGTTGATGAGTTTAAAGCCGAACAACAAGGATCTGTATTTCATCCACCGAGTGTGTTACCAGTACTGGAAACGTTTAGACCACTGGCAGTAATAGATAATGCTGACTTTGTCACACGAAGAGATAGAGCATTAAGTATAATTGATGATATAAATGGAGAAATTACTGGACGAATTAATGCGTTACCACGTCTTGATGAAGCATTTAATAGAGCGATGAGTGAATTAGATGCGGAAAAATTAAATGTAAGAAGCTTACCAAGTGTTCGTGAGATGAGATATGAAACACAGCGTATTGAAGAAGAAAAACGACGTGGAAGAGAAGAATATGAAAGAATTAAACAGCAATTACAAGATGAAATAGAAGAATTTGAAAGACAAAAGACAATTCAAACCGGTCGGCTTAATCTTCTAAATCAAACTTTACGAAATACTGATGAAATAAAACAGCAAAACGCAAGTGAACAAGCACGAGTTGAGCGTGTAAATAGAGAAGCCATTAAAACATTTGAAAATGAAATTAACGCACTCAATAAAGGTATTAATATTAATCAGCAAGTAGGTGAAAGCGATGAAGACTATTTACAACGAGTTGAGAATATGAAAGGAGCAAGATATGGACAAGAAACCGTAACTCAAGCAACAACCTTTAATGTGAAACGATTTAAGACAAAGATGAAGGAAATTATGAATATTCCAGAGAATAAATTAGAGAAAATTATTAAGTATTTGGAAAAAGATGATATGTTATATGAAGCAAATAAGAAATTTCCACTTATTAAATCCGCTATTGAAAAGACCTATGGATTAAATCCACGTTTTATGAAAGCAGGAGATGAAGATGATCTATACATGTTTATTTACAATACACTTACCAAGCAATTTCAAGAAAAAGAAGAAGTACAAGCCCCTTTAGTTGTAGCAAGTGTTGCTAGTAAAAATGCTGACCTATTAGCAAAGTCTAAAACTGGCTTCATTCCTAAAGCGAGACTATTAAAAATTTATGCTGTTATCACTGGTAAAAAGTCATTCACTGGAACAGCCCAAGAATTAGCAAATGAAATTATTCGTTTGAGAGAGTTAGTTCCGACAACAGATACAAGAAGCGTAAAAACTTATAGAAGTTCATTAATCGGTAAACCTTTTGCTTTAGGTGAAGAAATTCAACTTGAACAAGACTTATCAGGATTTACACCAGAAGAACGAGAAACTATATTAATAAAAAGAAGAGGAGGACGACCACCTGGTTCTATTGATAAGAAAAAATTAGCACAAAATATTATAGATGATATTATAAGTCAAGCAGTAACAAAAGGAGAAGAAGGAAAAGCAAAACGCAGACAAGAAGTAGGGGCAACAATGGAGGATATTCTGAAAGAAGTTGAAAGACGAGGAAGACAACCATTAAAAAAGATATTAGCAGTTGCTGAAAGTGTAAAAAGTCCAGCAAGTAGCCCACAATTAGTAGATACACCACCAAGTGAAACCAAAAAACAAAAAAAACAGACTTCAATTAAGGGTTTCGCAAAAGGTAAAGGAGTTGAGCGTGAATTTTATCCTAAACTTGTACCTTTTGGAGCTATTACGATCTCACCCGCACAACTCTTTTACTACAAACTATTACGAGTTCGTGAGCCAACGAAACATTCTATTCGTGGTATGCCTGATGTGCGTGTTTCTGATGATATGGTTCATATTCTAATGAAAATTATCAATGGAGGCACACCATCAATGACTGAATTACGAGCATTAAGCGAAGATGAAAAAGCTATTTATGATGCCATTATTATGAAAGCAAAACTACACAAGGAAATGCCGAACACTTACGAAGATAGTATCGCGTCATCTATTAACAAATTGAAAAGACGTTTGGAACTTTGTGAAGGTGAATGGGTTGCTGGAAATGATAACACAAAGATCAAAAAAGAACTTAACTCTATCATTCGTCAATTGACTGAATTGAAAGCCATTACAGAGCAAGAAGGCCGTAAGTATTTGAAACAATTCTGACTGGGGGTTCTGCCCCCCAACGACATTTAAAGTAGTGTTTGCGATGTTTAACTATCGTCTTTTAGGGGCGAAACCCTAAACTTTCTAAAAGTATCAAAAGTGGGGTTTTTGTGTTATTTTATATGTTAATATATAATGTATTCAAAAGCAGGAGTAGCGCCATTAAGCGAACATCAAGTACGAAGACTTATAAAGGGACAAGGAGTTAGTATTAAAGCAGGATCTAAACATGCTATCCCAATGTCAAAAGAACAGATGAAGAAATTCGCAAGAGCCACAAAGGCAGGGAGAGGAATGATAATTACTCTTGACCCTTATCAACAAAGTATGTGTGGATCTGGGTTTGAAGAAATGGCACGTGATACGGCTTCGTATCTTCGCCCAGTCGTTGATGCGGGAATGAATAGGGCTATTCGTGAAATAGAAGGACGTGGGTTTGAAGAAATGGCAAGGGATACGGCTTCGTATCTTCGCCCAGTGACAGATGCGGGAATGAATAGGGCTATTCGTGAAATAGAAGGACGTGGACTAGATAGTTTCATGGAAGATATGCGTGAAAAATTCAAAGGTGTTAAATTGTATAACAAAGAGGGTAAATTAGTTACTGAAAAGGGTGGTGCTGTAAAGCGTGGACGTAAGCGTGGTAAGGGCTTTTTGGAAGACTTAGGTCGTGCTTTTGATCCTAATCAGAATGGTGTAAAAGAAGTATTTCTACCAGGTGGAAGTGGTGAACAATTGGGTAAGGAAGTCGCCAAAGAACTTATTTACAAAGGTATTCCTGGGGCTACTGGTGCGTTAGCTGGTACGGCTGGTGCTATGTTACAGCCTGGTAATCCTTTAACTCCTGTTCTTTTTGGTGTAGCTGGAGAAAGAGCTGGTGAGGAATTGGCTAAAGAAGTTGGTCGCCAAACTGGTTATGGTATGAAGCGAAAGGGTAAGGGTTTAATGTCAGATGCGTTTGCGTTAGCTAAATCAAAGGGTAAAAAGATAGCTAAAGAGGCACTTGGAAAAGCAAAGTCAAAGGCAAAGGAACTAGTCAATCAGTATTTGGATCTAGGTGAAAAAGAGGCACGTGATATGATTGGCGAGGGTATAATGAGTGATGCGTTAGCGTTGGCTAAATCAAAAGGCAAAAAGATGGCGAAAGAGGCTATTGGTAAAGCAAAGAATAAGGCAAAGGAATTAGTTAGTCAATATCTTGATCTTGGTGAGCAAAAAGCACAAGAACTCATGGGTGAGGGTTCATTTGGTGGATACAAGAAGAAGATGGGTGGTGCTATGCGACGAAAGTTAAAAGGTCGTGCTTTGTTGGTTGCTTAACTTCTAAAAAGGAAAGGTTCGGAAAACATCGTTTTCTGAAGTATATATATAGATGAGAGGTCGTAGTGTTAAAGTTTCAACTCTTGAAAAGATGTTAAACGCTTCTTACTCAAAAGACAGACCTAAAGAGATTGATGGTTTTCAGTTAGATGAAGAATTATCAGTACCGACTGTGGCTGTCTATTTTAATCCATCTACACAAAAAGCAAAAGTAATTCATCGTGGTACAGAAGGTACAATAAAAGACTGGTTGAATAACGTTCAATACGCAGTTGGTAATTACGTGAAAACTGACCGGTTTAAAATATCCAAAGAAGTACAAGATAAAGCCGAAGCTAAATATGGTAAGGCAAATATTGATACGATAGGGCATAGTCAGGGTGCTATTCCAAGCCGTTTATTAGGAAATGATACCGCGAATGTGATTGAGCTTAATCCTGCTTATTTAGGTGAAAAACATTTAGCAAATCAACATACGGTTCGTTCTTCTCGTGATCCTGTAAGTATGCTTAAAATGTTTTCCAAATCAGGCAATGACATTATCATACCCGCTAAAAGTTTCAACCCTTTGACAGAACACTCTATTGACATCTTAAAGCGTCTTCCACAAGATCAAATTATAGGCAAAGGCTTACATGTAAAACATAGAATGAGAAGAAGACGAGCGTAAAGGGGGTTTAGCCCCCCTACGACACTTTTGCCTTATCTTTTTTTAAAAGATAAAATGAAAAATTGATTTGGTTTAATACTATATCAACAAAGTATCAAAACAACTAAATGGAGTGCCTAAACTGTGCTTCCGAAGACGTGACAGTATCAATCGTTCAAACAAATCTGGTGACAGATAAAAGTAAAAAAGTATATTATTGTGATAAAAACTGTTTTCACGCACATCAACGTGACTATCATGCGCCAATACTTCAAAAACAAATAGATGCTTCAAAACAAATAAATAAAGTAATTAAGAGTGTTTGGGATCAAGAACCGCGTCTTAAAAAATTATATAGTTTGAATTTTGCGGACATATTGTTTGTTGAAGCATTACTAGCAAGAAAACCAAAGGATGATTTATATAAATTAAGGGAAGCAGTTGTTAAACATAGAAAAATATTATTTCAAGAAATGGAAGACGCAACATATGCGGGTACATTTTCTGAAGGTTCATTATTATTAATGGCTGATAAATTTAAGCCTGAAACAAGTATGGTTGAAGAAAATTGGATTGAATTCTTTGGCGTGTAATGTTATATTAATAAATTGATTTAAATAATTTTTTTTATGTTTATATAGTAATAATGCCCTTACCTTATCAACAGAATAAAAAGCATATCTATGCTTGGATGAAGAACAACAAAGATCGTAAGAATGAAATCGCACTTAAATCAATAAGGAGACGAAGAATGTTTGAAGGAGAAGTTAAACGTTTATGTAAAATTATCTATTGAAATACTTTAGGAAAAATATATGTTCTAAAATTTAGAATATATATTTTAAAATTGATATAAAGTTTTTTTCTGTTGGTATAGTATAATGAGCCGTCTGATCGCAGAAAACCAGAAGAATGCTTTTTCCATCATTGCCAAAAAATTACGTGATGATAATATACCTGTAAGAACAAAGAAACAATTACAACAGTATGTAGGCGCAGAAACATTTAAGGAAGCTTTAGATGTTATGGTTGAAGGATACAATAATGATATCATTCAGAAGCGTGAAAAAGTAAAAAGAGATAAGAAAAACGCAAAGTTAAAGATAATAGAAAAATTAGTTGATATCAAAGATTTAGATGAAGCTGACTTTATGGATAAGATAATGGCTGATGCTAAAAAGTTAATTGGAAAAGGTGAAGTATATTTACAAATAACACAAGATGGTAAAATTGTAAAAAGTGAAATGATAACTATTACAAAAAGAACACCTGAAAGCATCTTTTGGAATGATCTTAAAGAGTATGTTTATGAATATGTGAATGGTATTATGACCTTTAAACTAACTGGAACATATAGGTTTGTTATATTAGAACAGGATAAAATACCAAGTAGGAAAATAAAGCAAAGTTTACGCGATGGTAAACATCACTGTGTGATTGAACCATTATATCAATTATGGTTATCTATGAGTGAAAATAGTGAAAGCGAAGCAAGTAAAAAGAGATGCTTACAAGTAGCAAAAAAAATTAAAAAGTTAGAAGAAGTTTATAAAGATGGTGTTCCAGAGGATGAGATGGAAACTGTCGCAAAAATAGCACATCGTTCAATTATTATTCACGATATCATTGGTAATGAAATAATGAACTTTAATAAGAAAAGCACAAAGATGGTTCATTTCACGAATACACGTAAAGATCATATTGATAAGGGATTTATAACCTTTGATAAGAAATATGAAAAGGTAAGCGCTGAAGAATTAATGAATATTATCAAAGAAAGCGAATGGTGTCTTATTGGAGGTCGTTATCAAACACCTTCTAATGTAAGAACATCAAAGGGAGCATTTGCGGTATTCAATGAAAAGCATGATCTTTATCAAGAGTTTAACAAAAGTTTAGGAATTAGAAACTATGGGATCAACGCGGTGAAGAATAAACAATTAAATGAGTTCTTAAAAGAAAGTAGGTTAATTAATTCAGCACCTGTACCTCTTACTCAAAACCCTAACGATATTGATGAAGTTAAACATATTGATATTGAGAAAGCATATACACAACATTCTAAATGTAAATATTATCAAGGCTTTCTTGGTAAGATACATCATTTCGTGAAAGGAAATTTTAAAAGAGACTTTATTAAAAACCATATCGGCATCTATCAATTCAAAGTAATTGAAAACACAAATAAGTTATTAACACAACTTGGTATTATTAAAGGTAATATTTATACTCTTCCGTCTGTTGAAATCTTGTACTTTATAGATAACGGTGTAAAAGTAAATGTATTTTGTGGAGCTTTCGGTTCTTCATTTGATATTGAATATACACCTGAAATGTTGGCTGATCGCAACTATTGTATGTGGGCTGGTAAATTAGGAATGGATAGCGAATTTGAAACGTACACATTTAAAGGTGATACCGTTTGGGCTTCACATCTAAAAGCAACATTAGGAGATGACAAAGTTTATTTCTTTAGCGATGTTGGTTATATCGTGTTAAAAGTTCAAAAGAAGTCTTATTACACAACTCATCATATCCTTTCATTTATCACATCTTATACTCGTTTGAATATGCTTGAGATAATGAGTAAAATACAAGGCGAATTAGTCAAAGTTATTTTAGACGGTATTTATTACAAAGGTCATCTTCCATCTGTTGATATTCCATACAAAGAAAAAGAATTAATTAGACATATAGGCTTTTCAGATGCGTGGTATTTTCAAAGTGAACTTGATTTAAATCTTCCCTTATTTAATGAGAAGTTTGATGGTAATGCTGTTCTTTGTGGTGCTGGTGGTTCTGGTAAAACAACCGATGTATTTAATTATCAAGGCTTTTCAGATATACTTTATGTTGTACCAACGCATGAACTTGGAAAGGGTAAAAGATATACAACGATACATACATTGATCGGCCAAGAATGTAGAAGTTATAAAGAACTATATAGAACGCCTTCTGTTCTTCTTATTGATGAACTAACGATGATAGAAGATACTTGGATTGAAAAAGCTATAAAAATGTATCCTGAATGTTTAATTTTAATCGCTGGAGATATTGATAAAAAACAATGGTTTCAATGTCGTAATGGACACACTGGAAACTTTTCTAAAATATGGACTGGTGAAGGATGGCGGTTTGTTAATTATGAAAATGATTACCGCAGTCTTGATAATGATATTAAGAAATTGAAAGTTGATGTTCGTGAAGAAATGAAACGTATCTTTACAGGTAAGGATACTGACACGATGAGAATGAAACAATATATTCAAAAAAGAGTTCAAGTTATTCAATTTGAAGACGCTATAAAACAACACCAAGATGGTGATATTTGGATCGTTGGAACTCATAAAACACGTGCTATTTTAAAAGAAAATAATATATCTTGCGAATGGAACGGTAAAATAGATAATGGTTTTACGGTTCATTCGTTTCAAGGGCAAACCATAGAAGATAGAAAAGTATTTATTAGGTTAGACATGTTTGAGTATGCGATGTTGTACACGGCTATTAGTCGGGTTCGTAATATTAGTCAATTAGTTTTCTGTAATTAGTAATTGCCCCCCAGTATATAAAGACTATATATATATATATATATAATGCCTACCGAAGAACAAAAAAAAGCAAAAGCCGAATATATGCGTAATTATAATAAAGAAAAAATAATATGCGAAAAATGTGGTAGTTCTCATAGACGAGATGGTAAAAAAACGCATTTTTGCGGAGTTCGTTTTGTTTTAGGTGAAGATGGTCTTATGAATATGTCAAAAGAAGCAGAAAAACATTACTCAAAAGTTTTTTCATTAAAAAATTAATTGTATAATATATAATGTCGTTTTCTTTTTTGGTTGATGGTGTAAAATGGTTGATCCAATTATTTATTGAAAGTATTAAAATTAAAGTGGAGAGTATTAAAAAACTTCGTTGAAAGTTTCGTGAAAATTCTAAATTAGTTTTTTGTTAGAATTCTAAATTTAGAGAAAATTTCTTTTGCGAAAAAATTCTTTGCGAAAATTTCTTTTTTTTGCGAAAAAATTAATTCTTTT